AAAGGTTTCAGCTAGTTTTGCCGTCAGTTCATCCATCGACATCGTTTTCAATGCCGCTTTATCGATGCCCAATCCTAATTTTCCAAGCGCCGTCGTATTTCCTTCGTAGGCTTTACCTAAAGCGTTTGAAACGGCTTCCAGCGATTTTCCTGATCCTGCGGCAATATCAATCGCCAATGATTGCGCTTCTTGCGCTGTTTTAAGATCGCCAGTGGCTCGGGTCAATCTTTCAAAACTTGGACGCAAATCTGTGTCGGTCAATCCATAAAGTAATTGTTGTTTTTGAATATAACTTTCCGTGGCTGCAATTTGGGCATCGGTAGCACCAGCGACGTTGCGCAATGTAGTGGCTAGTTTTGCCTGAGCCGCTTCATCCTCAATGGCAGACTTAACTCCATCGACCAGCAGTTTTCCAGCATAGGCAGCGGCAGCGACGCCAGCAGCAATAAACGCCGCTGATGCAATCTTTCCAAATTTGGTGATTTTGTCGCCAAATGATGAAACCTCTTGCGTGCCTTGATCCAGGCTTTTTTTCAGGTTATCGATATCACCTAAAATCGCTAATTTCAGCGTTCTTGATCCTGTACCAGCCATCACCACTCCTTCGCAATTCTGCTGAAAGCATTTTCCCACTCATTGATGATGTGTGGCTGTTCGGCACGCAATGTCGGATATATAAACCATCCACGTGATCCGCGACCTTCTCGACCGGACCAAACGGGGAATTGCTTATATCTATTTGATCCAAATTCCGATCCACCCCAAAGATCACGGGTAGTTGCGCCGCCTGAATACTTTTGCGATACGTAACCAAATGAAATTTCACCGATTTTGCTGGATTTGCTGACGCGTGATCCATCAGCAATGCGACTGGCTACCTTGCTTGATTGCAATGTGCCAGCCTTCGATTTGATCTTGCTTTGGAGATAGTCAGCCAAAGCATTTGAAACACCTTTGGCTTCATCGATGGCTTGATCGTCCATAGCCTTAAACGCACTGACGATTTTGCGTAGATCGGCTTTATCGTAAGCGATCGCATCCTCAGCCATTGCGTTTCTCCAAAATCTCGATTGCGGTCAAAATATCCTCTGCGGATGTCCATTCACTGATCGGAATATGCGTGGCAATCGCCAGTTCGACAATTAGTCGGCTGAGACTACCTCGCTGATGGCTTTTGGGCTTAGATCACCGAGTGTTACATCGGAGACTGTTTCGGTCCACACTTCATACGGCTTGACTGGCTTTCCAGCTGATTCACGCTTCATGGCGTTATATGCCAGAAATAGCAAATCGCTAATTCCAATTTCATTTGCCTGTTGAATTGTTTTGCCCGTTTTGTTTTCCCATTTGCACCATTCAGGCGGTGCAGCCACATAAGTGGCTACATCACCGGACTGATATTCGATTGTGATTGCTGTTTTCATACTCCCGATCTCCTTTGATTAGTCCAGCGCTGGCGTGGTCACGCAAGTGAATGAAAGCGATGCTGTTAATGCATCAGGTGCAGTTCCACCAAGTGCAGGGAATATCGGCTGTACGCTGAATACGTATGCAACCCCTGCGACTGTGAATACCACTGGCAATGCTGTATTTGGCGCTGATGATGCAGCAGTCCAAAGCGCTTCGCATAGTGATGATACTGCACCGAAATCTTGCAGCATTTCTACTGCGAAAGTTCCCTGTGTATCGGTGGTGTAGTAAGCCTTGCCATCAAGTGTTTGATATGTGTTGATCGTTGAATCGATGGTAAGTGTTGCGCTAGTAGCCTGGGCATCATAGTTATCACCATCAATGGTGAATGTGATGTCTCTACCCGTGATGATAGTTGTTGCCATTTTTGCTCCTTAGTTGTTTTCTTGTGTGAAGTAAGTCGAAACACTGAGATCAGCGACTAGCAGATTTGATGCACCGACTGAAACTATTGACGGACGTTGGACGTCTCCGACGACGTACCCTGGCGGCATTGCCCCCAAAATGCTTATGATTAGCGCTTCAAGTTGATCAAGCGCACCGGAATTGCTGTTATTTGCCACGGCAGCCGTGACGATAAAATTGACTTTCACCTTTGTGACTGCGCTATTGATCAACGTACTTTCCAAATAAGGTGAATCTGGAATGATCACGCAAGCGGGTGGGATCACCGCTTCGGGCGCTACTGGATAAACGGATGCGGCTACACCTGAAAGTGCAGTAGCCAGTTCAGTCCGTACATCGAGCAATGACGTCACTGGCATATTGAATCCACATCATAAAACGCTGAAATCAATCCAATGACGCGATTTTGGAGACTGCGACCCATCCGATATGGAGTAGGTGCAAAATCCACGCCTTCAATTTGCCCGCCTGGCGCTGTGATGCTTTGAAAAATCTCTACTGAAACGATCAAAATCGCTTTATTTATTGCGGGGACATTTGCATAAATTTCAGCTGCTGAGCCGCCATCAAGAGTGATCGTTCCCGCTGGAATAACTGGCGTCAAAATTCGATCGGCTTCATCTACGACGCAAGTGACCTGAAATGCCCTGACGGAATGATCACTTACTGTATATGGTCCATCGAGTCCGTTACCTATTCCAGCAAGGACGACCTGTTGCCCCTGGACGAAATAATTTGGTCGTAATGTTTCAATGTAAAGCACGTTATCGGCAATCTTTGTCGCTGTTACTGCGCTTTGATATTGAGTGAGCATTGGCAAGATTGTTGCCTCAGCCGAATCAATAATTGTTTCAAGATATTCGTCAGAGAAAAGGGATTCAGAAACGCCAAGCACCTGACGCAATTCATCTGCGGTAACGATGTTTGGCATTTCTGATCCTTTCGTCTGCTCGGCTAGTTCGGGAGTGACCTAGCCGATGATTAGTTTTGGAAATTAGTCCTTATTGAACGCGTATGCACCAGCGGCGATTTTTGTCGCTGTTGCACCGTAACCGTACATAAGGATTCCGATTGAACCATCGCTGATGATATTCGTACGGAGTTCTAGGCGTGGTGATTCGTACCAAGTGTATGCATCACGGTTGATGACGTACATTGAATCATCACCAAGTCCGGTCAATGCTGTATCAACCCAAAGATCGATTCCGTTCACTGAACCGCGGAGACTGCGTGGCTGCGCATTTCCTGCCGCGTTTTGTGGCTGTAAAGCGTTATAGATTGGTCGTCCATCGACGTTGAAAGACATAATTCGTCCCCACATCTGCGGCGAGACGACGATTGCATCTGCAAACTTGAATGTGTTTGCATAAACGCTGACTGCACCTGCTGAAACCCAAGCAAGCAATTCAGCTGCTGTGATATCTGTGCCGTAACCTGTTGCAGTCTTTGTAGCGCCAGCGATGATCTGTGCTGAGTTGTATTCGTTTGTCGCACGTGCATATTGAGCAGTGAGATTTGAAATCAATTCAGAATAGAAAAGTGGATCAGATCGGTCTGCAAGTTCAACGGACATAATCTGTGAACCCTTGAATGACTTGACGTCCACTGAAATGAATTCAGATTCCATCACGACTGGAGTTACCGGATCGAGTTCATCGACGACGTCTACTGATGGAAGTTGAGTGATCTTTGGAATCTGGAATACCAATCCTGCGGATGGCAAAGTTGAATTCGAGATTGAATCGATTGATGCACGGACGTTATCTGCAAGTCCGTTCACGACTTCGCGTAGTTGGCGAGTTGGGATCAATCCTGGATTGTCTGTTGATGATGTCGCTGCTGCGATGAATGTACGTGATTCCTCTGATCCACGCATTGCTGCGACTTTGTGCATCAAGTAAGTTTCAGGTGAAACTACTGGATTGCGTGTTGCAATGAAATTTACTGGCTTGATTGCTGATGATGCTTGTACTTCTGCTGCCGCTTCCACTGTCTCTGTGGTAGTTGGCTCTGTGACGACGTTTTCCACGGCATCTCCTTCGGTTGATGTTGTTGGTGTTGCTTCCTCGACATCGGATGATGACTCGGAATTTTCTGGTGCGGTAGTCGCCGCTACATTTGATACACGTGCTGAATCAAATGCGGGATTGTGAGTCAAGGCGACACCGACCAAATCTGCTGAATTGACGACCATTGTGCCGTCCTCGTTGTACGCGAAATCGATTGCATTTGCTTCAACGCTAAATCCATCACGTAATCCATCGATGGCTTCTTGAATTGCATCTGTTCCCGCTGTTGTCTTTGAAATTTTGAACGTTGCATTGATTGATTTTCCATCAGGTGCAAATTCCATCGACAAAGTTTTGCCGATTGGACGTGCTGAATCGTGTTCAAGATTCAATTTCACGTTGGCTGGATTCAATGATCCCGCTTTGAATAACACTTTGCCAGTTGATGCTTTGGCAGCGGTATCAAATGCGACGATTTGTCCGGTGATAGTACGTGCCTCAGAATCAGCGGCGGTGATTGTGAATGGTGTTGTTACCTTCATTTGATCATTTCCTCTGCTTGTCGGATTTCATCGACTGTGATTGCTGGATTTCCATTTGCATCCACGATCGAATTCAATGTCTTGTAAATGTTTGCTCGTTCAAGATCGCTGCCGCGTAGGTAATCTGATAAGTCGTATTTGACTTCTTGCGATGATGGCACAAAATCCGGCATTGAAAGTCTTTCGGATATTGAAGTCATCAGCGGAATCAATGAAAAATCGAGCAGCGTTTGGCGCTGTGTCGTTGCATTGCTATAAGTCATCGATGATCCAGTTTCGGCATCGACATAATAGGCAGGGATTCCACACGCACGTGCGACCTCAGTCGCGATGTACGATCTAGCAGCTGCTAACTGTAATTTCTCAGGGTCGAATCCCACTGTTTCCAAAGTAACGTCAGCGTTTAGAAATGCAGTGCCACGATTGCGACGGGCTGATGCCCAAGAATCAAGCAATTTTGCAATTCTGTCGGCGGGTAATGCCGTGCCGTTGCTTTTCAGTACCATTGATGGAATTGGCTCTCTGGCGTACATTGCAGCGGCACGTTCAAGTTCCGCACCCGTGCGGATTGTTCGACCTGCTCTATTCAGCACGCCTTCATCATTTCCGTTAAATACGACCAATGATCCGACACCTGAATTCGGTACTGGCGATCCATCCACCATATAGTATTCAATTTCAGTCGCTAAAGAATTTGTTTGAATAGTTACGCGAGCAGGTGAAACGCGTTG